CTTGAGGGCGAAATCTTGGAGCCGCCCATCCGCCGCGGTCCGGTTGACCCACAACGCACGGTTGAAGAGCAACTTGCGGCATTGGGCTTTCCTGAGATGGCCAGACAGCGCCTCGACGCAGCGTCATGAAATACGGGGCTTATCTTGCGTCGGCCAGATGGAAGGCCCAACGCAAGCTGGCTTTGGCGAGAGCCGGCGGCCGGTGCCAGGCGCCTCGTTGCGAACTAGGCTACCTACGCGCCTTGAGCGATGCCGAGGTGCGCGTCGAGGAGGACGAATGGCTTCCGCCTCACGCCTATAGGCTCGAGGTTCACCACCTGACCTACGAACGCCTAGGGCACGAGCATCCAGAGGATCTGATCGTTCTGTGCCCCGCCTGCCACGCCGCCGAACATGGTCTGGAACACCACGACGCAGCGTTCACCACGAGCATGGAGGAGGCGCTGACTATGTGCATCATTCGGATGGCGAGCGCGTTCAAGGAGCGGTCATGACCCCCCAACCCGGTCCCATGCCGCCCCTCGAGCTGGCGAACCACATGACCGCCTTGGCCCACGACCTCGACGGCTACCACCCCAGCGACATCCTGGCGTTGGCAGGCTTCCTGGCCACCAACGCCGCCCGCTGCTGGCCCCCGCAATGCCGCCTCGCCGTCGCCGAGGAATGGTGCGCCACCCTCATGGCCCGCCTCCGCGAGTCGCTGGATTGACCCACCGCCCCACCTTCGAGCCCATCTGGTGCGCCTGCAAAGCCTGCGGCCACTGGTGGGACGACTGGCAGCCGGCATTCTGCCCCATCCCCACCTGGATCGCTCACGTCCGAACGCTCCAGTGCCCCAACTGCGGCCAAGGCCGGCGCTCCGTCCTCCTCCGCACCAAGCCCCTCGCCGAAAAGCCCGATGACCCTCATGCCGCTTGACGCATCCGTGATGGCAGCCGTAGATACCGACAGTCGCGAGGCTGCTCAGTCCGCGTGCATGCGCGTCGGGCAACCCCGCTGGGCCGTTCTCGCCACCTACCCACAATCCGAAGCCTGGGCCGAGCAGAACCTCCGCCAGCGCGGCTACACGCCATTCCTGCCACGCCACACCGCCCGCATTCGCGACCGTGCGCTGCCAACCCTCTGGCGCTCCGTCATCCGCCCCCTGTTCGCCGGATACATCTTCTGCCAGCACGATCCTCGCGACCCTTGGCGCCCCATCCGCTACTGCCCAGGCATCCGCGCCAACCTCATCGGAGGCCTCGGCGTCCAGTATGCCCGTAATGGCGACGTGGAGGCCGTCAGGAGCGCGCTACACGCCGCCGAGGCTCAAGCCGCATCAATCGACGCCCAAGACGCCTGGCGCCGCGTGGGTGCCCTCGTAGCGCCCGCAAACGGGTCACCATTCGCAGGCCAACCAGCCGTCGTCACCGAGATCCTCCCAGGAAACCGCGCCATGATCGCCATGATGCTGTTCGGCGAATTGCGACAGGTCTCAGTCGATGTGCGCTGTCTCGTGGTGAGAGACTCGTAACCCACACAACAGGACGTATTCTGGCTTGCCTCGATCCAGCACCTCGTTCCAGCCCGGCCAATCCGGCAACCCAGGCGGTCGCCCAAAAGGCATCGAAGCTTTGGCACGCGAGCACACGCCAGCAGCCATCGCGGCCCTTGTCGATGCGCTTCGTTCGCCCAAAGAACGAGTCGGAGCCGCTGTTGCATTGCTCGATCGCGGCTGGGGCAAGCCAACCGTCACCGTCGAGGGTAATCTAGACATGCTGCACAGCTACGTCCTGCGCGCGCCAACACCGACCGAGAGCGCTGATGAATGGCTCAAAATGCACGCTCCCTCCGACAGCAGGCGACTACTGACGACGGACGACTGATTGCATGGGAACCGCAGAAAGGCCCGCAATCAGCATTCATAGATTGCCCGATCTTTGAATGCTTCTTCGGTGGTGCGCGCGGTGGCGGCAAAACCGATGCAGTGTTGGGCGATTGGGCGCTTCACGCAGATGAATACCGCGCCGACGCCATCGGCCTCATGATCCGCAGAACTCGCATAGAACTACTGGAAACTTTCGAACGTGCTCGCATCGTATATACAAAGTTAGGAGCGCAACTCACCAACAATCCAATGCGCGCTACGATGCCCAACGGCGCACGCCTCACATTCGCCTATCTCGAACGTGATGCCGACGCAGAGCAATACCAAGGCCATAGCTACACTCGTGTATACATAGAGGAATGCGGCAACTTTCCATCTCCGGTTCCCATCATGAAGCTCATGGCAACGTTGCGTAGTGGTGCTGGTGTTCCGGTTGCAATGCGGCTCACCGGCAACCCAGGTGGTCCTGGTCATCAGTGGGTGCGCGCTCGCTACATCGACCCAGCCCCGATGGGGTGGAAGGTGCTCACCGATAGCAGCGGCCTCGAGCGTATCTACATACCGAGCAGGGTCAGCGACAACGTCTACCTCGGTCCCGATTATGTGCAACGCCTTCGTGCGTCAGGCTCACCCGAACTGGTCCGCGCCTGGCTTGAAGGGGACTGGAGCGTCGTCAGCGGTGCGTTCTTCCCCGAGTTCAGCATGGACCGCCACGTCATCGCGCCGCGCACACTACCGATGCACTGGCCGCGGTTCAGATCGTTCGACTGGGGATCTGCGCGACCGTTTGCTTGTCACTGGTGGGCGGTGAGTGATGGCTCGTTGCCCGACATTGCCCGTGGCGCGCTGGTCAACTACCGGGAATGGTATGGAATGAAACCCGGCGAGCCGAACGTCGGCGTGCGCATGACAGCGGAGGCCATTGCGGCTGGCATCAAGAGCCGGGAGGCCGACGATCCGACACCGATTACTGGCGTGGCCGATCCTGCGATGTTCACCGAGGACGGCGGCCCGTCGATCGCGCAACGCATGATGACCGGCGGCGTCATCTTTCGCCACGCCGACAACAAGCGCGTGGCCGGCCGTGGTGCGATGGGCGGCTGGGACCAGCTACGCGCACGGCTCGATGGTGATGCCGATGGGCGGCCTATGCTGTTGCTGTTCAGCACATCGCGCGATCTGATCCGGACGCTGCCGGCGCTGCAGCACGACGACGCGCGGCCGGAGGACGTGGACAGCGACATGGAGGATCACGCGCCGGACTCGTGCCGATACGCCTGTATGTCGCGGCCATTCCTGCGCGACCTGGCACCAAAGAAGGTCGTGGATACGTGGGCGCGCGCCTTCGAGCGCTCATCGCGGGAAGGCGAACCGGCCGGTTGGAGAATTGCATGACTGACACCACCAGCATGACCGGCGCGCAGTTCCGGCGCGAGGTCGCCGCCGATCCGGAGAAGTGGGCCGGGGCGTTCCTCGCTGCCTACACCAAGGCCGAGGGCCTGCACACCGAGGCCGACCGCCTGGCGTTCGTGACGAGCTGGATGCGTGATGCGATGGACGCCGCTGCGAAAAACGGGATTTGGAAGATTTCAGCGCGAGCTGGGTATGGAACCAAGCGGTCCGATTAACCGATGCCCACCAACCAGCTAGCACCGCCCGACATGCCGTGGCTGCTCACGCGCAGCCCGCTGGGCCAGCCGAACGGCCTCGGGCCGCCGCTGCTGAACTACGCCGCACCACCCGACCCAGCGGCGCCTACGGTGGGCCAGGGCGTCGCGCAGACGGCAGCGAACGTCGCGCAGGCATTGCCGAGCTGGCCGAGCGTCGAGGAGCAGCGGCAGATGCTGCAGCCGCTACCGGGCTGGCAGGGCACCGCGGTAGACGCCGCGAAGCAGTGGGCCGAGGGCGTCATGATGGGCACCACGGCGCCGGGTGATGTGCCGCCCCCCGGCATCGTGGCGTATCACGGCAGCCCGCACAGCTTCGACCAGTTCGACACCAGCAAGATCGGCACCGGCGAGGGCGCGCAGGCGTACGGCCACGGGCTGTATTTTGCGGAGGGCGAGGGCGTCGCGCGGCAATATCGCGATGTCTTAGCGAGTCGATCCGAGACAGATACACCCGAAGGTGTGGCAAAGTTCTGGGCAAATATGCAAGGCGGCCACGAAGGGGGGATTTCCCATCTTGAGTTCGTGCAACGCCAGATAGACCAATACCCTAATAATTACCCGCCAGGCGAAGCAGACAAGATCAATCAGGCAATTCAGTATCTCAAATCGGGTGGCGACTTAAAGCCTGCTGGTGGCCACCTGTATCAGGTGAATATCGGCGCTGATCCGGAGCATTTCCTCGACTGGGACAAGCCGCTCAGCGAGCAGTCACAGCATGTGCAGGATGCGGTGCAACCGCTGTTGGCCGATGTGGCTAAGACAGGCCGCGCAGCCACGGGGATGGGATACGCCGACCTATCTAAGCTGGACAATCCAACCGGTGCTAATCTGCAAGCATTGCTTGGCGCGTACCCGGCGCGTAATGCCGAAGCTCTACGCGACGCCGGTATTCCCGGAATTAAGTATTTGGACCAAGGTTCACGTTCTGCTGGAGAGGGATCGCATAATTTCGTCGTTTTTGACGCCGCCACCATCGATATTTTGAAGAAATACGGGATTGCCGGGCTTATTGGGTCCGGCGCTATGGCTGCAAGCAAGCAGCAGCAATAGGGATAGCAATGGGAGCCGCTCTGCTAGCGATCGTGTTGCTAATCGATCTCATGCTCCTTCGTGGTCTTCTGCGACGGAATGGCATCGCAGGCGGTGGCGCCGCAGCCGCCGGAACGCAGCAACAGCAGCCGAGCCAGTAGGAACGAACGTTCTCCGTCTGGAAACGAACATTATCGGACGCAACAACTACCCTCGT